GTCGGCTCCAGCAGCTTACCTATTTAGTGGATCAGAGCAGAATATAGTAGAAGGAGACCCAGTACCAATTCTGTATGGCCAATTAGAAATACCAGGCAGGCCAATAAGTTTTTCGGTAACTAATAGTTCTGCAAGTCAGAGTACAAGCAGAGATTTTAGTACTTCCATAATTAATGCCGACGGTAGCATAGAGATAGTAGGACAATAATATGAGTTCAAGAGACCAAAAAATAGCAGATAAAAATTCGGGCACTATTGCTACTACCTTTCAGAAAGATAGAAGTCAAATAGTTAATATTACGGATCTATTATCAGAAGGGCCTATTGAAGGGCTTGTAAATGGTAATGCTTCAATAAAACTGAATAAAGATCCTATAGTAGAGGGGGTAGTAGGTACTTATAAAGCATCCACTAAAATTCTAGAAGCTATACAAGGAAGCGATCAAATTATTATTGATCCGTATTTGGATGATCCTACCAGTAGTATAGATACTTTTGCTCGCACAGCCATTTTTATTAATATATTTAACGTCTATAGGAACTCAGTTACTATAGGAACTCCCTACGTTATAAAGGAGGGCTCTCTTACTTTTGTGGAGGTTCCTCTTACTAGCGCAGATAATTCTTTTGATAGTTCTTGGATGGACTATAGTGCACTTACCGGAACTCCGGGTTTTAGAAATACATATAAATCTAGACTAGCAGCAGGTGGAGAATCTATACAAGGAAGACTAGATATTCTAACAACTTCTTCTGCTAAATTTAGAGTTTACGGTACAAACTCGCCCCAAGCTTTAAGCTTTGTAGAAGAGAATGCAGATAGTATTAATTTGGAATTAGATTGGTTTGTTATTGCCTCCGAAACAGCCGATCCTAGCATCTTTACTTTAGCATTTCCTTGGCTTCCCCCTACAGGTAACTATTCTGACCTAGGAATTGCTGGAGCTATACCTATAAATGCCAATGGTCAAAATGGGGTTATAGCTGGATCTAAGTATAAAAGCGTTTCAACAGAGTTTAGGATAGGAACATTAGAACAAAAGCCTGTTGTTAATTTTGGAAATACTACGGGGGTAAGTTTTGCCGCAGGACCTAGTTTTACAATAAACCCTCTAGAATATTGGGATACAAAAAGTAAAGAATATAAAGATCTTGTAGCAGAAGGAGGAGATACTTCTGGGTTAACTATTGGACAAGTGCGTCCAGTACGCTATAAGGGTACTTCTCCCACAGGGTTTGGATTAACCTATGAACAGGCGTCTCAAGTAGATGAGATAAGATTTGTTTTTAATTATAGCGGATTATATACTCAAGGCAATGAAGACGGTAAAATGCATGAAACTGGGGCTTTCTATAATGTAAAATTAAAAATTTTTAGAGGTGCAGAAGAGACGGAAGTCAATATATATGGCCCCACTAATAACAGACTAGGACATAAAGCAAAAATAAAAGGGCAATTTCTACAGGAAGAAAGAATTTGGCTGGAGCCTTTTAAACCTTTTAGTGATTTTGAACTTATTATTGAGAGAGTAACTCGACAGGAGGGTCAGTCTGTAAGACCTGACGGATCTGATAGAAATCATAAAAAATCTACTATGGTAGCTTCCTCTGCGATTAGTTCTATAAATTCGGTTATCAAAGAACCTTTAAGCTACCCGTATACTGCTTATGCTAATATACAATTTGATAGCTCTGAGTTTTCAAGCCCTCCTATACGTACTTATGAATTAAGAGGCATGAAGGTAAAAGTACCATCCAACTATAGAACTAGAGAAGAAACTGGTAGTATATCTGCGGAGTACTCGGGGTTATGGGACGGTTCTTTTCGCCCAGAATTGGTTTATACAAATAATCCTGCGTGGGTATTTTATGATATTGTAACTAATAATAGATACGGTCTTGGAGATTGGATAAAAGATATCGATATTGATAAATATGCTTTATATAGGATTGGTAAGTACTGCGATAGCTTAGTTCCAGATGGTAAAGGAGGTACAGAGCCTAGATATCAAACAAATATATATCTTACAAAAGCAGCAGATGCGTATAAAGTTCTAAAGGATATAGCTTCTGTTTTCGTAGGGTTAGTTTATTGGATAGATGGTAAAGTTACTGCGGTTGCAGATCAAGCTAGTGATCCTATATATACATTCACGGCAGGTAATGTTATAGAGGGATCCTTCAGTTATACTAGTAGTGGTACTAAAGCTAGGCCTAATCAGATAGTAGTAGGCTGGAATAACCCTGAAAAAGATTATATAATTGAGCCCTTAATTGTAGAAAATAGGGCTGAAATTGTTGAGACTAATAAGCTACTTTCTTCTTATTCTAGTGCGTTTGGAGCAACTTCTGAGGGGCAGGCACAAAGATACGGACGATATAAACTATATACTGCTCAGTATCAAACTGAAATTTGCTCATTTCAAACCTCGATTAATGCAGCTTTTTTAAGGCCTGGAGATATAGTTCAAGTACAGGATCAGGCAAGAAATCAAGTCTCTAGTAGTGGTCGAGTAAAGTCGTCTTCCAGAATTGCTGTTGAACTAGATAGACCTATATTATTTGAAGAAGATATAAATTATGCTTTATTTGGGTTAATCAGTACAGGAGGGGCTTTTTTAGCTCAAAAAGAGGCAACTCTAGATGGCATTGACTATACACGAGGAGAATTAATACCTTTAAAATACTACGGAGGAGAAGAGACTGCTATTAATATAGAAGATGACTCTGGCGATATTATAGATATTACATGGTCTCCTCACACTTTTGTAGAAGAAAGAGCTATTGATTATGAAGCAACTACTGGGGGTATACCCGGAGAGTATACTGTTATGGTTTTGGACTCGGAATTTACGGTACCTTTGATACCTTCAAGTGTTTGGGCTTTAAGTAGGCAGAATGGAGAAGGCTCTTACTCTGTAGATTCTCCAAAACTGTATAAAATTTTAGGAATTGTACAGGAAGCCTCAAATAAATACTCAATTACTGCTCTTGAACATTTTAATGAAAAATTTGATAGTGTCGAAAACAACTATAGTGTTTATAAAGAAAATGTGTTTGACCCTCCTATGGAACAAGCAGCGCTAAAAGTGCCTACTCCTAACGCTGTATATGTGTCTCAGTTATCTGATCCTAATACTCGTAAAGATGAGTTTGTATTAGCATGGCTTCCTCCTCTTGGTTTAGATGGAGAAGAATATAAGTACTTATCTGGTTATAAGATTAGTCATACTGTTCCTGGAATGCCTAATCCTATTTTTGTAGATAAAAGTATATCGGCATATCCATTCTCAGGAATAGATGAAGGAGTATATAGACTAGGAGTGCAAACTATTAGTAGTTTGGGTACTTCGTCTCCCTTATCTCTTTTGACTTTCGAGGTCGATGATCCATTTAGTTTACAGATATCTAGGCTTCAAGAAGGTATTGGAATAGGAGGACTAGCCACACAAACAACATTTGCGACCGCAGATGGAGCTGCTTTTAAGTTTGACTCAAGTACGGATGTAATTATCAATCCTAATGCAGCTCCTGAAGTGCCGCTGGTAATACCAAATACAGCAAGTCTTGACTTAACTTCTACAGGTATTGAAGATAATGTAACTTATTATGTATTAGCCAAGAGTGCCGGGTTAGTAGACCCTGATGCAGAAAATGACACAGAAAGAAATGCGTCTCTTAAACTAATAGGGTACTATAACTCTTTAGGAAGTTCATATTGGTATGACGTAATAGACACTGCGGGTGTTCCAGAAGATAACTTTGCCGGCCCTCTCACAGGTACAGTTAGTATAGCTTCACGATCTTCAATTATTAGGGGGACTAATACCACTTTTCTTACAGATTTAGCTGTGCGTAACAAGATTCGAGTTAGTAATACAGACGGGTCTTATGTAATAGGGACAGTAATTGCAGTAGTAACTGATACTTTTGCTGTTATTGATGCTACAAGTGATATTAGCTTTACGGATAGGACGATATATAAGTCTTCTTTGAATTTCCTTCTTGAAGAAGACACAGTTATTGCAAGCATTAGAAGATCCTCATTAACTAATTCTTTTAGTACTGTTAATTTTTTAACAACCGATCCTGTAGGAAGTAAACAGTATCAAGTAGAGGTACAAAAAGTAGGCTCCCCTGTTATAGAATATAATACTGCAGGAACTGCAATTAGTAGCGCTTTTTCTTTAGAAATTGATACTTCTGGGTATGACAATCCTATTGTTAAAGTTACGGGGGACGCTTTTCAATATCTAGACGAAGCGGAAGATACTGTCGGTACTGCGGGTGGAGTAACAGTAACCCGTAGTTTTACTTTAACAGATCCTGCTTATGATGCTTCTACCCTACAATTTGATGTGGAAGTTGTAGACGGAAATGATCCTTCAAATTCAACAAAAAATCGTACAAAGACGTATAATGTAACAAAAACTCATGATGCAAGTAGTTTTATAAAACTTGACGATATAAGTGTTACTACTGTAGCTGGTAGTGGTGGTGGCTCTTTAGCGTACAATGATGCTAATGGTGTATTTACTTTTGCCCCCGCCGCTGGAACTGCAGAAGTAAACGATTTAACAGCAGCAGTTACATGGGCGGATGTCCCGGATGCTAATATCACTGAAAGCAGTGTTACTCAACATGAAGCAGCATTATCAATTACTGAAAGTCAGATAAGTGATCTTACTCCTAACTTACAACTAGGAACTACGGCTGGAACAGCTTTAGCTGGAGATACTGCTTTATTACAACTAGGAACTACGAGTACAACAGCTTTAGCTGGAGATACTGCTTTATTACAACTAGGAACTACGAGTACAACAGCTTTAGCTGGAGATACATCTATACTGGCACTGGATAGTATCAGCATTGGCACAGACGCAGCCGCTAATGGCGGAGGCTCCTTAGCGTACAATAATAGTACGGGCGTATTTACTTTTACTCCTGCTGACTTAAGTAGTGCAGGAGGAGGAATAGAGTTAACTAACCTTAGTGTATCCACAAATGCAGCCGCTAATGGCGGAGGCTCCTTATCGTACAATAATAGTACGGGCGTATTTACTTTTACTCCTGCTGACATAGGTAGTGCGGGCGTAGACTTAACTGCATTTAGTGTATCCACAAATGCTGCTAGCGCGTCAGGTGCCTTATCGTACAATAATAGTACGGGCGTATTTACTTTTACTCCTGCTGACTTAAGTAGTTATTTAACGTCTGAAACATTTACATCTTTATTACAGGATACTACTCCTCAGCTTGGAGGAACTCTTGACTTAAATGGAAATGCATTAGAAGATACAAATTGTACGTTCTCTATGAATGATGACACCACAGTAACTAATAGGCCTACTATCACTATTAATTCTGAGTTAGATATATATAATGTTTTAAATAATGGGGGCACGGCCAGTGCGGGAAATACAGCAAACTTCTTTATACACGATGGAGCGGTTACACCTAGTTTTCTCAATTGGAAGTTAAAAGTTAGTCATGAAGGCGACCTAGAAACTGTGGGAGACATTAGAGGCCAGGGCAATGTTATAGCATACTATACATCTGATCAAACTTTAAAGACAGATATAACACCCATTCAAAATTCTTTAGATAAAGTAAATACATTAAGAGGAGTTGATTTCAACTGGATAGACTCCGTAATAGAATCTAAGGGCGGGGAAGATGGATACTTTGTACGTAAAAAAGATGTAGGTGTAATTGCTCAAGAGGTGCAAGCAGTGGTACCAGAAGCTGTAGCTACTAGAAAAGATGGAACTCTTGGGGTAAGGTATGAGGCACTAATACCTTTATTAATTGAAGCAATAAAAGAACTAAAAGCAAGAGTAGAGGAACTAGAAAATGGCAATATTACCAAAAACTAATTTATCCTTAGCTAATTTACATTTAATAGTGGGAGGAGTATCAGGTACTACGGTTAGTTTGAACGATCCTGATATAAGAAATGCTTTATCAAGCCCCGATTATTTCTATGCAGGAGGCGCTTTAACGGCAGCAGCTACTACTGATATTTTTGATAACTGGCAAAGATTTTCTCATAATACTAGTGGGAACTTCCCCGCGAGTACAGTAGAAACTGGTAATAATAATTGGGCAAAAGACTCTGATAATGTAGGGATAAAGTGTGTACTTAATAGTAATACTTATGTAGGTTTTGTATCCCCTTCTTCGCAAGCTCAAGACAATTTTTTCATACAAGCAGAAGTAACAACGGTGGGTGATAATGATGTATTATCAATAGTAGTTGCATATTTTAAAGATACTGCAGGAACTTATGGAACTGTAGGTAATGAATATACTATTAGTGCGCTAAGAATGCAAAATCTTTTAGTGGGGGCGCAAGCTTCATGGTCTATAATGTATAATTATTTTCAGTCTGATAGCGCAACTTTGAAAACATCTGTAGATCCTAATAAAATAGTTTTACAAAACAGTAATGCCAACTGGAATACTTTCTCACCTTTACCTGGTACTGTGATTCAAGTTATTAGAGAGGGCGATACTATACGCTGTAAATCAACCGATGCTGGAAGTACTACGCTTAAAGATGAGCTTGTGTACACTTTATCGGGCGTTGCAGCAAAATTTTCAGGGCCACAGCAATATGGATTTGGTACTTTATCACAACCCGCGCTATTTGATAATATTATAATAGCAGAAACTGAAGCTGCGGCGGCGGGTTTTAACATGGGTATTAATGGTACTGCTGGAAGTCCGACAGCGCTTGGTAGATATAGGAACGGTACTTACTAAAAAAAGAGGGGCTATTGCCCCCCTAGTTTTTTACTGCTTTACAACTTCAACTGGTGCTTCTGCAGTAGGTGGTGGTTTTGGATTAGCAATCTCATCACGCAACATTTGCATAAAGCCATTATTAGCTACCTCTACTTGAGTAACCTCAAACTTAAGCCTGCCAAGTTTCTGCTGCAGATCTTGTAGTTGAGACACATAAAACTTAGCTAGCTCTGTTAAACTATCAATGTCGTGAGGTGTTCCATCAATATTAATTGATTGTACTTCATTTGGATCTTTTACTTCTTCTGTCATTTTTTGTTTCCTTATTTAAAAATGTCTTGCCAATTACCCGTGGTGCTTGCTCTAGAGTACTCAGTTGCCCTATTTTCGAAAAAATTAGCGTGCTCTACTCCATTTAGCATATAATCTAGCCAAGGAAGCGGGTTGTCCTTACTTGAAAAGATTTTTTTCATACCGAGACCCAGGAGTCTACGATCTGCAATATACCGAATATAGTCTTTTACTTCTTGCGGTGTAAGTCCGGGAACTATAGCTCCCTCAAAGCATAGATCAATAAAAGCATCCTCCAAATCTACAGTTCGTTCTGCCGCACAATAGATTTCATATTTTAGATCATCATTCCATAGCTCTGGGTTTTCTTGAATAAAAGTACGGAAAAGTTGAGACATGCCTTCAACATGAAGAGTTTCATCTCGAATTGACCATGTAACGATTTGTCCCATACCTTTCATTAGGTTATGACGAGGAAAGTTCAATAATATAGCAAAACTACTAAATAGTTGAACTCCTTCGGTGAATCCAGAGTAAATAGCCATAGTCTTAGCTATATTGACATTAGTATCCATTCCGAAATTATTTAAGTATTCGTGCTTATCAAGCATTTCTTTATGCTCAAAAAACTTTTGGTACTCATCATCCCCAAAGCCTAAAGTCTCTAAGAGTAGAGAGTAGGCTTCTTGATGTACTGCTTCCATAGCAGCGAATGCACTTAACATCATGCGTACTTCAGGTTGCTTAAATGTTGGTAAATAATGCGTTGCATATCCACAACAAACATCTACGTCTGCCTGAGTAAAAAATCTAAAAATTTGATTAATTAATCGCCGGCTCTCTGGAGCTAGTTTTTCTCTATAATCTTTTAAATCATCTGCTAAATTAACTTCGTCAGGAAGCCAATGCATATGCTGCTGAGTCTTATAATGCTCAAAAGCCCATGGATAATTAAAAGGCTTATAGTATGATCTTTCTTCTAGTAAACTCATTTCTTTCTCTCCTACCAATTGTGTACTACGTTTGCCATGATGAAAAAACAGGTCATAAAATTTATACCTACAATAGCACTTCTTAATACTGCTACTATATTATCGTACTCTGCTGTTTTTTCATCTGAGAAACTACCTATTGTATATTTCCAAATTATCCAGTACTTACCCTTCACAGGCCAAGCAACCTTCATCATCTAAACTATCAAAAATATACTTTCGAAGTGCTTCGTCGGATACATTTTCGGCTCTTTTATACGCTTCACTTCGTAAGTAATAAAGTGTTTTTACTTTTTTCTTCCATGCCATTATATGAACGGCATGAAGCTCTTGTTTTGACACATTAGCGGGGAAAAATACATTTAAAGATTGACTTTGACAAATAAACTCTTGTCTATCTGCAGCTAAGTCTATAACCCATCTTTGGTCTATCTCAACTGCCGTCTTAAATACATCTTTTGTCCAATCATCTAGAAACTCTAGATGTTGTACTGATCCACTATTTGTAATTATACTCTTCCAAACTTCGTCCGTATCTTGCCCGATATCTTGAAGAACATTTTCAAGGTATTCGTTTTTAAGTAAGCTACTACCACTCTTAGTCTTTTGAGTAAAAGCGTTAGCACGATAAGGCTCAATAGAAGGAGATGTGTTGCCACAAATAATACTGCTAGAGGCGTTAGGAGCAACGGCCATAAGATGTGCATTACGCACTCCATAGCCTCGTCCATCAGGACACTCTCCTCGCTCGATAGCAAGCTGTTGAGTTTCACGTACTGCTTCCTCCTTAATTCTCTTAAACATAATCATGTTCTTGCCTTTTGCCATCGGACTCTCAAAAGGAATATTCTGACGCTGTAAATACGCATGAAACCCCATGGCCCCAAGACCTATACTTCTTTCCTGTGTAGCACTGTATACAGCTCTTGATAACTGATCAGGGGCTGTTTCAATAAAGAAGGTTAGTACATTATCCAACATTCTTACTAGATCAGGAATAAATTGGGTATTATTTTTCCATTCATCAAACTCTTCCAAATTTACACTTGATAGACAGCACACTGCTGTGCGATCTTTGTCCGTAGGTAATGTAATTTCTGAGCAAAGATTTGACTGATGTACTTTTAGCCCCATATTTTTTTGATACTCAGGTACCGCAGCATCTACTGTATCTCGAAAAACTACATAAGGCTCCCCCGTTTCTACTCGATTTTGAATCAATTTTACCCATAGAGTTTTTGCAGATACAACTTTTTTAGTTGCCCCAGTATGTGGATCGATTAATGGCCATGCATCATCAAAACCTGCATTCAAAGTAGCAGCCTCAATAAGTTTCATAAAATCGTCCCCAATCATTACACCATGATGAAGATTAGTAGATTTTCTATTGATATCACCACCCGTAGGTTTACGAACATCAAGAAATTCTTCTATCTCTGGATGGGACATATCCAAGTATGCTGCGTAGCTTCCACGACGAGTAACGCCCTGAGAAAATGCTAGCATCTCTGCATCTACTACTTTTAGAAATGGAATAACTCCAGTACTTTCTGACCCCGCTGAGGTTTTAGATCCTACACTTCGTACACCACTCCAGCATCCTCCGACCCCGCCACCGGCCGAAGATAAGAAAGCATTTTCCGTATAATGTCCTGTAATACCTTCTCTACTATCGTCCACATAGTTCAAGAAACAGCTAATAGGAAGACCCCTATTAGTGCCCCCATTAGATAGTAGAGGCGTAGAAAACATAAACCACAGTTTACTAGCATAATCGTATAGTCTTTGTGCATGGGCAGTATTATCAGCAAAAGCACAAGCAGCCCTCGCGAAGGCGTCTTGAGGAGAAAGCTCTCCATCGATCATATATCTATCTTCCAGAGTTTTCTTACTAAACTCTGAAAGATAGTTATCTCTATTATAATTAATTTCTATATTGTACTTAGGCATTGCCTATCATTCTCCTTTCAATATCTGCCAAGTTACTGGCTCCGATAGCATCATCGCAATATGTAATTAAATCCATTAATTCATAATTTATTAGTATTAAATCTTTACTTTCATTCAAACTCTGTATATATTTATACTTGCTAGGAATAGGTAAAGAGTCGTATATATTAAGAGCATTTCCATACTCTTTTATAAGGTCTACAGCTCTCTTTGGCCCTATGCCTGGAACTCCAGGAACATTGTCTCCTTTATCTCCTGTTAAACATTTAAATGAAATATATTCATCACGAGGTACTTCGTAATGCTCACTCCAGTTATCTATTGTTATCTCTTTTCGAGTAACATATGAAAATCTAGCAGTACTTTCATCTATTAGTAAGTCCCAATCTCTATCGCTTGATATTAACCAAATCTTTTCTAGCCCATACTTTCTTTTTTCTTTTACTAGATGCGCGGCTATATCATCAGCCTCTACGCCTTCATAACGTAAAATTGTATATTTATCTGCTAAAAGCTCTAAGGTTGCTTCGTACTCCTCGAAAAATTCTTCAAAGGCAATTTTTTCTTCTTCTGTTTGATCTGCAAACTTATCTTTTCTATTTTGTTTATACGCGGGTAAGATCATTTTTCTATAAGATGAAGAACCCCAATCAGCAGCAATAATTAAATTACTACATTTGTAAGATTTAGCTAAACTTTCTACTGTTTGCAGATAGTCGTATCTAAAATCTGACCTTCCCTGATGTTTCCATCTAAAAGCCAGATTCAAAGCATCTACTACCATAGTAGAGCCTGTTTCTGTTTCCATTGTATCTTTAAAATTAAACGCCATTAATGAACCTTATGTTTTCATATTCTAACCAATCAGAGGCTTCCATTAAATATACTTCTAAGAAGTTAATAAACATCCACTCACTTAGCGGATTAAGTGGTTTATGCGGAGTACCTACAAACACTGAAGACCTATTATATTTAAAAAATAATAGAGGCTCTTGTGAGCCCTGCTCTGCTTGTGCCTGTAGTTTTTTCCACCACCTAATAAGATTATTAGTCTTTTTAGCAGTAAAAATCTTATCATTTAATGGAGATTCTGCATAGTTTTTTACTTCTATACAGAATCTG